TTTGCTCGCATCTCATGGGGCATGCCTTTTGAAACAAACCCTGTGAGAGACGCGCGCTACGCCCTCGCTAAGATGAAGTTGGTGGGTCCTAGTCGCAAGCGTGCACGTAGGCTCGCCTCTGGTGAGTACGAAAAGCTCATGGAAGCAGCCAAAGGGCACTGGATCTCACACTTCATTGTTATTGCCGTTCACAACGCTATGCGTCTGGGGGAGATTCATCGGCAGACGTGGGAAGACGTGGACTTTGAAAATCGCACACTAACTATCCGAGATCGCAAAGACCCCCACGAGAAGGAGGGCAACGATGAAACAATCCCCATGTTTCATGAGACATGGTCCCTGCTTCATGGTCTATGGTTATGCAGCAAGCAGCGCGGAAGAGTTTTCTGCCAGGTTGCTACTGCCGGTGCTGTTTCGGACAAGTTTGCGGATGTAGCGCAAATAGCAGGGTGCCCTGACCTGCGCTTCCATGATTTGCGGCACGAAGCCTGCAGCCGGTTATTCGAAGATAAGCTGACAATCGAACAGGTAGCGCTGGTGTCCGGACACAAGTCTTGGGACACCTTAAAGCGCTACACGCAGCTAAAGCCTGGTGAGGTGTTAGCCGTTATAGATAGTCAACAGGATAGTTAATTATCTTGGACTCAAGATAACTGGCAACTTCGGGTGTCGGGAACAAATATTTTTTCCCGTGCTTAATGTGGGGGACATCGAGTTTGCCGCGATAAATTTGTTGGTAAACGGACGTGGGGGCTAATTTTAGAAGTAGTGCTACTTCTGGTAGGTCCATTAAAGGACCATATTTTTCTAGCAACAGTTCTTCCACAATATAGCCTCCAATAACGCTTTTGCTTCTGAAGTCCAGCGCCGTGCGTTACCGTACTCTATTTCTCCTTTTACAATTACTGATGGTAAGACATCGCGATTAGTCCACAGGACGTTCCTTCCTTCAAGGTTAACGCGAGACCACACACGCAGCACTTCGTCTCGGTATGAATGCCAATAATCGTTTGTCCAGCATCTATGATGATGTAGATGTTTGCTCACTTTCATTTTTCTCATGCTCCTTCGTAGAGGCTATCAATCGGTTTAAGTACCAGTGGGCTTTTTCTAGGTCTTCTAGAGGTTTGCCCTTATATCGATAACGCCAAAGGTATTTAAGGCAGTTGGCCTTGCAATACCCTTGGAATTCGATGGGGGACATGGACGCCTCGATTGCAGTGATGCATTCGATGCTTCCAGTGTTGTAATGAGGAGGTTGTTCTACTGCGTCTGCCACTGCTACCTCATGTAGTAAATTAGAGCCGCTAATAACGATGTACCATATCAAACTGATCGATATTAGCAACACTTATAAAATAATTTTTAGCTAGTTAATTACGTAAGTTAGAAGGGGGAGGAGCTTAGCTTCTAGCGTCGAGTCTTTTGGGCAATTTTCGATTTCGACAACTTCTAGCAACGGCTTGTTTTTGCGTTTGATAATGTAAAACTGTGGTATGCGCCCAGGCGTCAGGCGGGGCTTCTTTAACTTAAACATGTCAGAACACAAGACCATTTGTCCGGCGTAGCCTACAGGTTTTAAATCTTCTTCTAGTCGCACAGCGCATATTGCTTTGTGGTTTTCCTCGCATACCGTTGTAACTATGCGTCGTCTATATGCGACTTCGGAAAAGCCAGGCGGCGTGTTGGGGTAGATGTAAAGCACTGGCACGCGGATGCGATTGGCTTCAACAGGGCTGTACTTGGGGTCGATTTCTAGAGGGTCGACTTCTAAGAAGTTTGCGAGTTTTGCAACAGCTTCGTCGTGTAGTTCGGTGAGGTTGTTTAGATATTGGCTAAACGCGCCTTGCGTCCAGCCGAGCTTTTTTGCCGCGTCAGTTTGATTTATTTCGAATTGGTCTTTTTTTTCGTTCCATATGCGGCGTAGATTTTGCACCGCTTTCGGCAGCGTTTGAGTCACGTCCATATCCTCCTGAAATAACGTGATTTTCTATCCAATCAGCGACACATTGAAATGAAAGCGCTCCATCCTGGAGCTCGCGTTGTGTCATTGTATTGAACTGTTCTGGGTTATCGACAATTTGTGCTTGTTTATCGAAACCAATAATTACCGCAGCTAATTGTCCGCACTCTTGGGCTCTTGTCAACCATATGGCCTGTAGTTTTGATATGCCAAAAGTGACAATCGTGTCGGGGCGTTTTGGTAGCTTGACGTATTTGTACTCAACCCAAAGAGAACCGGCGGGTCCAAGATAGAAGGCGTCGGGGACGCCGCCGGTATATGTATCGTGTATTTTCCAACGATACACCTCTGGTGAAAGATGCCGATGCACGGCTTTAATGAAGCCGTGCTCGTTCATCTATGCTCAGACAAAAGACGTTTTGTTGTACTGATCATAAAGTGCTTCAGCAGCTTCGTAGTCTTCTTTCTGCGCCCAGCCTTGGAGGTCAAGGTCGATGTTCATATAACTGAACCCGCTCTTGCTTTCTACGGACTTGGACGAGATTCGCCACAAAGAAGCAAACCTATCTCCGCCTTGCATGGCGATCTTGCTATTCCAAGCTCTTGATGTTGCAAGCTTGGAGCCAGTGAAGTCGAAGATTGTGGGGTTTGCGTCGAGCTCCCCAGTTTTTGGGTCCTTGATTAAGATCAAGTGAGCGTGATTTTCTTTGATGTCCCATTCTTCGGGTACATCTTGCCCGGCCATGCAGTCCTTGGCTTCTTGCTCAGTTGGGAAGCTACCACCGTAGCCACCACCGAGGTCAATGTTGCGCCATACCGCCCACTGCACGGTGAAAGAAAGCGACAGACAGTAGATCTCTGACGCAGTGTCTTTTGTTAGGGTGTTGATAAAGTCACCGACTTCAGCACCTTTAATGTATTCCTTGTGGTGCTTGTCGACTTCGTTCGACATTTTTTGCAGCAACTTAATGCGGGGCACAATGACGTTAGAGCCCACGTTTTCGTTGCCGCGACCAATGCCCTCTAGGTTGATGTGAGCGGGGACATTGTCGTCGATTTTGATTGCTAGATTAGTCATGCTAATACCTTTAGGTTAGATTAAACGAATTGATAGTTTGCGAAGATCTCGCTGTTTTACTCCAGGAATATCAACGCCCATAGCCCACAGTTCTTTGCATGCAGTGCTAGATAGCCGACGTTGTAATACTTCAAAGTTGCTGGTTTGGCTGAGCCACTCGAAGAATTGTTCCCAGTCATAAACTTCGGGTACAACGTCTTCGTTGATAGAGATGTTGGCTGCAGAGTTACCGCCCTTTGTAGAGCCTTGGTCATCCAAGTTGCGGATGCATTGCCAGTCGAGGTCTTGCTTCTCTTTATTGAGGTCTTTGAGTTGCGAGTTGAGCTGGTCAATTTCATGTTTGTTTTTGACGCGTGCGTCGATAAGTTCACCTAAGTTCATGCTGTTTTCCTAAGTTCATTGAGTTTGTTGAGTACGGTTAGTAGGTCTTCCATTCTTTCTAGTTTGTCTTGAAGCTTTTCATAGACATCGGGCTCCCAAGTGTCGCGAGCAGCAATCTGTATTACCTCGGTCTTTTTGGTTTGACCGGCACGGTAGATACGACGATTGAATTGCTGGTAGTGCTCAGCGTTGTAAGTGGGTGATGCCCAAATAACAGAGGTGGCCCGCGTTAGCGTGAGGCCGTGTCCGGCAGATTGGGGGTGTGCAAACACAACTTGTAGCTGCCCGGCTTGCATGCGGTCGACTATGTCTTTGCGCTTTTTGGCAGGGGTGCTGCCATCGATAAAGTCGTATTTGATACCGGCTTTGTCAGAGAGCTCGGTAAGTTTTTCTCGCTCATGACGCCAGTTGAATGCGACCAGGCTATGGTCTCGTGCTTGTATCAGGTCCATAACAAGCTGATAGCGTGCATCATGAACCATGAGCGATGATCCATGGTCATCGTATACAGCACCGGTACACAGCTGCAGCAGTTTCTTGACCTTAGCGCCAGCATGGATCGCATTAATCGTGCCTTTGCCTGTATACAGCACAGAATCTTCAGCCAGGGTGTTGTACTGCTGCAGTATTTTTGGCGGCAGGTCCACATACATTGTGTGGACAGATTGCTCGGGCATGTCGATACAGCTCTCAAGCATGTACCGCACATTGATATCTTTGATAGCGGCAGCAACCATGTCTTGTGCTTCTGGCTTGTCTACCCAGACATTGGCGAAGCCATTGAACTGGGGAGTACACACAGAACTTCTAAATCCATAGAACCGTTTGCCGAGGCGTTCACCGTCGTCAACAAGCAACGCCGGGTGCCAGATGTCTAGGATTGTGTTGCTGTTTGGTGTGCCTGACATTGCGATGCGGTATTCGAAGTGCTCAGCAACGCGGGCTGCAGCTTTACTACGCTGGCTGTCTTTGTTTTTGAAAGCAGTGAACTCGTCGATACATAACGTATCGAAGCCGTCTAGGTACTGTTTGTTTTTCAGGAGCCACTTAACTGCGTCATGGTTTGTGATGACAATGTCTACGTCGGCCTTGAATGCTTCGGCACGATTGCGCGCATATGCAACAGCGTAGGTTAGTCCTGGCTGGAATTTGTCGCAGTCGTCTCCCCAGCTGGCGGCGAGAATGCTGAGTGGGGCAAGGACGAGAAGCTTACCGTCACGCCGTTGGGCGTAAGCGTCGAGTACAGAACGTGTTTTCCCTGTGCCGGGATCACTTGTGATGAGTACTCTGGGGTTATCGAGGATGAACTGGGTTGTGGTTGCTTGGTGTTCGAAGGGTTTTTGCATGTTTCATGTCTCATGATTTTTTCGATGATTTCTTCAGGGTCAGGATCGTCTGCTTCGTAATAATCCGAAGGCACGAGCTTTAAGAGGAGAGTGCGGCCATCCCAGTCTTGGTCATCGAGGTTGATCTCGACTTTGATCCGCATTGGTCCTCCTGACGCAGATGTATATTAGTGAGACTAATATACGAGACTCAAGAATGCAATAAGTTAGGGTCAGTTTTCTCATCGGGTCGCTTGAGTAGATAGAGCAGAACAATAAATTGGAATGCCATCATGGTCGTTTCCTTACCTTTGGTTGCTTGGGTTTGGGCGGAGGTTTTTCATGCTCCAAAATGCTGTTGCATATTTCGCGCGCAAGAGCGGCTTTTTCTGACCGATCGTATTTACCAACCACTTTGATGTGATTGGCTTTTACTTTGTATGTCTTCCAGAACGCGGCTTCTGGTGGGTCGGTTGCGAGTTCGTACTCGATGTGTGTTCCGTCGTCTCGGATGTAAAAGCATCCGGTGACACGTCCTTTTCCGTTGAGGAGTGGGTGTTTTGATGTCTCTTTTGCATTGCTTTTATCAGCAGCAACACTTCGATTGCGGTTACGAGTCGTGACAGCCAACTCATTTGTCCTCCTGTTCGTGGTTGTATTTAGCGAATAGGACGACGCCTACCGCCATAATGAAAAAAATAGGCAGCATAAAAGCGCCTATTCCTATGACTACTAAGTAGCTGAAGTACATCAAAGAGAAGATGACGGCAGCTGCTACCAGGTATTGCATTGTTTGTATGAGCTGTTTCATAAAAACCTCACATAAAAAAAGACCCCGCCAAAGCGAGGTCAAATGGGAGTGACCCAACGGGTCTGGGGTTAGTTGCACGTAATGGTTTGAGATCCATCTGCAGCGGTCGTAGCCGAGCAGGTAACCATCGTGTCTAAGATGCTTTGCAGTGAAGACTGGTACTGAGTCCACACGTTGCGAAGCCACCCAGACCCATAGCCTGCATACCAGTAATGCTAGCGGTGCCGAGGGTAGTCAGATTGTTCATGCCGGTAGTACCAAGGGCAGTCAGGTTGTCCATACCGGTTGTGGCAATCGCCGTGTTCGCGTCGAAGCCAGCTGTACCTAGATCTACACCATGCCGTCAACGAACGGGGTGTAATCGACGTTGCCCATCGCCTCATAACCAGCCGAAGCGGAAGCAACAAACGAACCGTAAAGCGCCTGTTGGGTAGTAGCGTCAGCAGAGATGCGGGCCAGATCAACTTGTGAGTTGTATCTCGCCATTGTTTTGGTGGAATCAGTTTGCATCCACATCATGCCGAGGTTACTTATAGGCGCAGCTAATATTGATGCCCACTGCAAAGCCTGTGACTGTTGCGGTATTGGAGTGACGGCAGTCGTCTGTGTAAGAGCTAATGCCATAACTGCAGCGCTTGCTGCTTGCCCGTCTCCAGATGCAGCGATTGCAGATAGAGCGTTGAACTTTGCTTGCGAGGCAGCAGCGTTTGCCTGAGCTGCTGCTTCTACTGCTTGGTAGTACTCAGTTGTACTTGATGCACATCCGGATATTAGTAAAGTTGCTGTAATTCCAGCTAATACTTTGCGGTTCATGGCTAACCTCCGTTGTTAGCTGACACCCCATTGGCATTGGGGGTCATCGCCTTGGCGATATGAACACCATCTGCATGAGCTTTTTGATGGCGTCGGGTTGAACTCCGTTTCGGTGGTCATCTTGACTGCACGGGAATTAAAAGCCGGAA